ATTGAAGTTCTATTACTCAATAGGTAATGGAAAATTACCGTTATCACTATGATGATATGGACAAGGACAATAGGGGTCCTGCTTGTTATCTTTTAACATATCGTGGGTGTCGTTATTGGTCTTGTTACCGTGTTCATCTAGTGGAATGGTTTGAAAAATTATTTAAATCAGAGGGGTCTTGACACCCCTCTTTTTTTTAACTATAATACCTTTGTTGAGGTTCAATGAGATGGACAAAAAAAAGCTTAAGTTAATCATAAGGAACCTGGAATCTCTTGTTGACTGTTTGAAGTCTGAAGTGTATTCTGATACTGATTCCTACCTAAACTACGAGGATATTGCTCCTCATCTTGCGGACTATGACGAAATCTTTGAGGATAGTGATTTAGATGATTGAAAAAATGAAACCTATTAAAGCAAAAGATCTTTTGGAACTGGATAAAAATCTTGAAGTGGCAATGCTTCAGTGCTATCCACTTCCAGAACAAGTAATTTATCAAGCAGGAAAGTGTGATTATTCTGAAACCCCCATTCATAATCAACAGATTCCTACCCCATCAAAATGTGGAGAATGGGTTGTAGAGAGACTCCTTTCAAATGAGAAAGGTCACTGGGGACCCCTAGAACACCCCGCAATTACCTTTTCGGTCTCTGGGTATGTTCATAACGTTGCAATGCAAGCAAGGACTCATAGAGTAGGTGTAAGTTTTGATGTTCAATCTCAACGATATACTGGAAAACGAGTCATTAAAGTTGCTAGTGGAGAACTAAAACCGGAAGATGTTTTTTATGTTCGTCCTCCTGGATTTTATACTAATCGTTATGGAAAAAAATATGATTGGACACAAGAAGATTATCAGGATGAATTAAATTTCATCCTGGAAGGATGTAAACGATATGCAGTAAAATACGAAAAAGGAATGTGTGAAGAGCATATTCGTGACTATCTTGCCCAAGCAATTCGTCAAAATTTTGTAGTTTCTTTTAATCTTCGATCTGTACTTCACATTATGGATTTGAGAGCAAAAATGGATGCTCAACTCGAAATTCAATCACTATGTGAGCAGTTTGTTCCACACCTTCAAAAATGGTCTCCAAATGTGTGGAAGTATTATGAAGAAAAAAGGTTACATCGTGCTCGTTTAAGTCCATGATAAATATCATCATCGCAATTAATGATACAAATGCCAACTTATAGATTTCAAGATACTGAGACGGGGGAAATCTTTGAAAAGTGGATGCTTATGGCAGAAAAAGAACCATATCTCAAAGAAAATCCGCACCTTAAACCACTAATTCCAACACAAATGAACGTTGGTGAAGTGGGAGAATGGCAAAACAAATTAATTAATAAACACCCATCATGGAACGATGTTTTGGGACGAGCTCAAAAAATGCCGGGATCAAAAATCAAAAAAATCTAAACCATTCACATTATGAAAATTTCAAATCACCTAAACAAAATTTAATATATGGCACGTAAAAGAGCATCGAATCCAGTACCATTTGGAATGAGTAATCGACAAATGAAACGAAAGAAACCAATCAATCTTGATATCATGAAGACGATTGAACCGTTGACTGATAATCAAGAAGCACTGTTCAAAGCATATAAACTAGAGCAAAATATTGTTGCTTATGGTGCTGCTGGAACTGGCAAAACATTCATCACACTTTATAATGCATTGCGTGATGTTCTGGATGAAAGAACTCCTTATGAAAAGATTTATCTTGTTCGTTCTCTTGTAGCAACTCGTGAAATTGGTTTCCTTCCTGGAGACCATGAAGATAAGTCAAGTCTTTACCAGATTCCTTATAAGAATATGGTGAAGTATATGTTTGAAATGCCAGATGATTCTGCATTTGAAATGCTTTATGGAAATCTTAAAACACAAGGTACGATTAGTTTCTGGAGCACATCTTTTATTCGTGGAACTACTCTGGACAACGCAATCATTATCGTTGATGAATTCCAGAACCTAAACTTCCATGAACTTGATAGTATCATTACCCGTGTTGGTGAGAACTCAAAGATTATGTTCTGTGGTGATGCTACTCAGTCAGACCTTGTGAAAACAAATGAGCGTAATGGTATCGTTGACTTCATGAGGATTCTTCGAGTAATGCCTTCGATGTCTATGATTGAATTTGGTGTAGAAGATATTGTTCGTTCTGGTCTCTGTAAGGAATATCTTGTTGCTAAAATGGAATTGAATCTCTGATGTTTAATCATGTTGAATTGAATCTTCCCTCTCTTGAGAGGGAAATGATTGATGGAGTTCGTTATTACAAAGTTCCAAACAACAATGAACTCCAAAAGTTTGTTTCTATCACATCAGTTATCAGTCACTTTAGTAGAGAAAAGTTTGCTAAGTGGCGTGAGAAAGTTGGTGAAGAAGAAGCAAATAGAGTTACTAAAAGAGCCACTAGTCGTGGAACTGATGCACATACTTTAATTGAACATCACTTATTAAATCAAGAACTACCAAAAGTTCAACCGATTTCAGAGCATCTTTTCAAGATTGCTAAACCAGCATTAAGTCGCATAAATAATATCCATGCACTTGAAGGTTCTCTTTATAGTCAATACTTAGGTGTTGCTGGCACTGTAGATTGTATCGCAGAGTTTGATGGAGAACTTTCAATCATAGATTTTAAGACTTCCAAACAACCAAAACCACGAGAGTGGATTGATGGATATTTCGTTCAGTGTTGTGCATATGCGTGTATGCTTCATGAACTCACAGGACTTTCTGTTAAAAAGTTCGTGATTATTATGACCTGCGAGAATGGTGAAGTGGAAGTATATGAAGAACGAGATAAAGCAAAATACATCAGAATGTTGACACAATATATTAAAAAGTTCGTCAACGATAAGACTTCTTGACGATATTGAATTTATGTTTTAGAATGAACAAAGTTGAGGAAAAAGATTGTACATCACAGTGTTAGGTCAAATGGAGAATGAATTAGAAAAAGCACTAGAGAATAAGTTTTTCTGTCCTTCTCGATTTGCCCAGGAGATTGAGAATCTCGTGCAACATAATGAAGACATGAACTACATCGATGCTATCATTCACTTCTGTGAAAAGAATAGTATCGATGTTGAGTCTGTTCCAAAACTTATTTCTAAACCACTTAAGGAAAAGATTAAGTATGAGGCCATGGAGTTAAACTTCCTGAAGAAGACATCCCGTGCCAGATTAGTCTTTTAATTCCATTTTGGGTCGAAAAAAATCCCGGCAAAAATTTCCCATATTACTTTTTTTGAATGGTGCCATTTGATACTTATAAAACTTATCTTGCTTTGAAGAATCACTTTACGAAAGATTCTTATGATTATCACAAGTATCAAGGTAAGAGTCGTGCATCTCTTCAATCTTTCTATAAACGACGTGATAGATATTGGTTTGAAAAACTATCAAGACAAAAAGAAGATAAAGAAGTAATAGATTTTTTTGTTGCTAACTTTACATCATGCTCAGACCCACAAACACTGTGGATTGGTGAGATGATTAAAGAAGGTGAGACTAGATATAAGTCTTGGCAGAAAAGAATACAATCTCTTTCCTATCTTTTTAGGGAAGAATCTCAACAACTATTTGATAATAAATTTGAAGAAGTATTTGATTGTTCTAAAGGGCATCCACTTCTTCTAAAAAGTTTCCTTATCGGTAATATTAGCCTGGAAACACTAGTGATTTATGATAGAATATTCCTGTTCGGGAAAAACTTTGATAAGAAACTAAAAGACCCTGTGTGGGAAACCGTCAGTTTAAAAATTAAAAAATATTCTCCTTTCCTACATATAGATGTATTCCATTATAAAAAAATACTTAAGCAAGTTGTTGGAGGAACATGAGCTTTTTTGACTCTGAAGTCGTCCGTGCAGAGATGGCTGAGATATCTGATCTTCAGGAAGATATCTATAAAAATGTATTTGAATTTCCTCGTATGACTAAAGAGGAAAAGTTATTTCATGTTGCTCTCCTTGAAAAACTGTTGAATAAACAGCAAATTCTTTATACGAGACTGAAACTTTCTGATGATCCTGAAGCAGTCAAAATGAAAGAAAAAATTCAGGAATCTGCAAGAATGATGGGACTTCCTCCTCATGTTGATATGAATGTAATATTCAACAACATGACTCAATTACTTGAGACCATGAAGGAACGCATTGACAATACGGGTTCTGACCTGTAGACTGATGGAGTACACAAAGGCCAAATCTAAAAAATCCGAGGTATACAAATGTCTTTCGAAAATCTGAAAAAGCAATCCAAACTTGGTTCTCTCACCGAAAAACTGGTGAAAGAAGTAGAAAAAATGAGCACCAGTGGCGGTGGTCCAGATGACCGTTTCTGGAAACCTGAAATGGACAAGACTGGTGTTGGTTCTGCCATCATTCGTTTCCTTCCCGCACCTGAAGGTGAAGAACTTCCTTGGGTAAAGATGTATGCACATGCTTTCCAAGGTCCTGGTGGTTGGTACATTGAAAACTCACTGACTACTATTGGTCAAAAAGATCCCGTTTCCGAGCACAATCGTGAACTGTGGAATAGTGGTAGTGAAAAAGATAAGGAAACTGTTCGTAGGCAGAAGCGTAAACTGTCTTACTACAGCAACATCTATGTTGTAAAAGATCCTGCACACCCCGAGAATGAGGGTAAAGTCTTTCTATTCAAGTTTGGTAAAAAGATCTTTGATAAGATCTTGAATGCAATGCAACCTGAGTTTGAAGATGAAGAACCAATCAATCCTTTCGACTTCTGGGGTGGTGCAAACTTCCGACTGAAGATCCGTAAGGTTGAAGGTTATTGGAACTACGATAAATCTGAGTTTGATCGTTCTGGTCCTCTTCTGGATGATGATGATGCTCTGGAAGCAATCTGGAAGAAAGAGTATTCTCTTTCCGCAATTGTTGCTCCTGATCAATTCAAGTCTTATGAAGATCTTGAAAAGCGTCTGAAGTATGTTCTTGGTCAGAAGTCTGCTCGTGCGGCAGTCCAGGAGCAAGAAGATGATTACGATTCTTATGCACAAACTCCTTCTAAGGAAGAAGAAGTGATTGCAGAATTGGAGCAGTCTTTTGCTCGCAGCAAGTCTCCTTCACTTCCCAAGATTGAAACTCCTGATGAAGATGAAGATGATGCTCTGGCATATTTTTCTCGTCTTGCCAATGACTAAATAGATAAACCTGTAAGTCGCATTATGGGTGGAAAGGGTGCTTTAGGCACCTTTTCTTGTATAAATAGTGTTGCGACTTACAGAGTAGAACTATGGAATACTACACTTACGCATATTTGCGTGAAGATGGAACCCCTTATTACATTGGTAAAGGTAAAGGAAATAGAATCCATCAAAAACATAGTGGGTTTTATCCACCAGAAATAAGTAGAAGAATATTTCTAAAGAAGAACCTTAATGAAGAACAAGCATTTAAACACGAAATCTATATGATTTTTGTGTTTGGCAGAAAAGATTTAAGAACTGGTATTCTTCATAACAAAACTAATGGTGGTGAAGGAGTTCCTGGTGTTCTTATGGATGAAGAACGAAGAAAAATGTGTGCCTCTTTAAAGGGTAAAAAACTTAGTGAAAGTCATAAAAGAAAAATCGGAGAATCTAATAAAGGAAAACCAAGACAAACTCCGGAGGGTGTGGAAAGACTTAAAAGGATTCAACAAGAAAGAAAAGGAAAACCTGGAAAAAAACATTCCGAAGAAACTAAGAGAAAAATCAGTGAAGCAACTAGGGGTAGAGTTCCTTGGAATAAAAAATCTACTCAAATAATCTAATATTATCCCCTCTCTTAAGGGTAGCATTCACATACTGAGTGCTACCTTTTTTATATGGCATAATATCATCTAGATCATTAAAGACTACATTTAAATATTGGGGTTTAAGAATAAATATATTTCTCTTTTCATCTTCAATTCTGGATTCGTATTCGTAGTTTGTAACTGGAGTGAGAATAGAAGAAGATGGAAGTAATACATAATTTCCAATTCCTTCATCATAATATTCATAGTAATATGAGTTTCCTCCAGTTCCTACTTTAAACAACACTTCTTCTGCTTCACTAGTGCTTAATGTTGGACTTGCAATTGTTGGTGATGAAGATAATGTATAAGTGAATGCTCTGCAAATTTCATCATCAAATGGAATTACAGCACTCGTAACTATAAATCTTCCATTATACTCATTCTCAGATACATTTGAAATGACCACTTCAGAACCAACGTTGATTCCTTTAATTCCATTCTTTAATGTGACATTTACTGTAGTTGAAGGTACTAAACCATTTCCAGAAAAGATTTGAGATATTTTTGAGTTGTTTATCTCAACAAAATTTCCATTTGTTTTCCAAGTGTTTGGCATTCTAGTTCCAGCAGGAAGTAGTGTTGTTCCTGCTGAGTTTTTAACTTCTACAGTTTCATAGTGGTGAATACCATTATAAAGAGTATTATAGTCTCCATATTTTTCAAGTAGAACTTTATCAAAAACTGCTTGAGGTAAAGGCCACTCTGTTTGAATATTGAGAATATTGTTTGAGATAAGAACTACCCAATCAAGAGTTTCGTCATTATATAATTTGTATGCAACATTATCTGGTCTTTCGTCTCCAATAATCTTATACTTTGTGAAGAAATTTAAGTTGCCAAAAATATCTTCACGAAGCTTTCCTTTCTTAAAAAGATTTTTTACTGGAATA